TGCCAGGTCCCCCAGCCCCAGGCTCGTCCGCTGTGCGCTGGCATCGGCTGCCGTGACCAGTGCCCGCCCGGCGGCGGTGCTGTTGCTGATGTCCGCAGCGACGAACGTCCGGGGCTTCCAAAGCCCATCCGCAGCCAGCTGCAGGAACTGCCCGGCGGTGGCGCCGTTCAGCAGCACATCATGGAGCTCAGCCAGCTCTAGGCCGTTGTCCACCTTGACGTAGATGATCCCGCTGGTGCCGGCGCCCTGCTTGATGCAATAGCCGATCACCACGCCATGCGCCGGCTGCGTCGGGCGGGTAGTCGTGAGGGCCCCGGTCGTCTCAGAGAGCCAGACGATCGCGCCCTCTGTGAGCGCTGAGGTATTCAAACCGCTCAGCAGGCCCACGGCCACCACCACCCCATCGGTGTTGTTGGCGATGCTGGCCTGGGTCAGCCCCAGCGTTTCGGCTGCTGTGGCCTCGGTGGAGGCGTCAGCCGGTGCGATCGTCGGCACCGTGCCAGAGCTGCCGGACACGTAGACGGGCGTGCCCTTGGCGATCGTCGCGCCGGAGTTGTTGCGAACGGCGATGGTCACCGTTGCCGCCTGGCCCACGGTGATGTTGTCCAGCTTGGCCTTATCCAGGGCATCCATCAGCCCTGGGTCAATCGTCGTTGCCAGGGGCAGTGTCACATCTGCCCCGCTGCTGCTGCTCAGCAGGCGGGTTGCAGCGTCGTAGCTCAGGTTGGTTGCCGACGATGGCGGGGCCGCCCATGCGCCATCCGCTCGCAGGAAGTTCACAGCTCCCCCACCGCTCGGGCCCACTAAGCCCGCAAGGCTGGAGGTGAACAGCGGCAGGGTCACATCCGTGCCCGTGCTGCTGCTCAGCACGCCGGTCGTGGCGTCGTAGGAAAGGTTTGTGCCGGGCGCCAGGTTGGCGATCCCCTGGGCCGTGGCGCGGCGGCTGTTGCCGTTCTGCACCAGGTAGACCAGATCACTCGCCGCCGGGGTGGCCGCTGTCAGTGCTGAGAGTTTCGTGTCAGCCATGGGAGGTCACTCCAGCAGCAGGGCGTCGGCGGTTTCCAGGAGCAGGAGGTAGCCATCCTCCAGCAGCAGCTTGAACGCAGCAATAGCAGAGAGCACCAGCGGCACCCGGCAGAAGGCGCCGTCATCGATCCGCAGTGGCTGCATCTCGACCTTGTAGGTGCTGCCATCCACCGTGATCTGATCGCCATAGCTGAGGCTGCCAGCGAATGACGTGCGAGCGGTCAGGATGTAGTCAATGAAGACCACCTCACCGCCCAGTGTCACATCGCTGTTTTGATCGAGGATCCCGGTGCCGGTCGCGCCGTTGATGCTCACCGAAACAGCGAACTCATCAGCGTCGATGAAGGCATCGAGATCCTCGGTGAAGGCCATTAGCTCAGCGACTTGGTGGCTTTGTCAATTTCGGCAACTTTGCCAGTCTTGGCGGCTGCTTGTGCAGGCTCAAGAACGCATGCCGCCACTAATGCAGCGGCAAAATCCCCCGAGACGCTGAGCTCTGCGCCGTCTTCATAAATGGCCCCATCGTGTTCGACAGGGCCAAGCAAAACAACATGACGAGCCATGATCAAGCGACGGCATTTTGAACCAAATAACCGGCAACATTAGAAGCAATGACCGGAGACTCAGCGGCTGATACCGGGAAGCACCAAGTTTTCTCGTTGTTTTCGTAATACGCCTGTTCACTCATCGGATAGCCGCTGAGGTTGTAGGTGTATCCGTAGCTGGGCCTGCCTCGCTCAGCCAGGCTGCCGGTTTCGGCGTAGGCAAGCACCATGTGCTTGCCCCAGACATCCGAAAATACCCCAGCGTCGCTGGCCTTGACCGCTTCACCCACGTAGACATTTGGCACGCCAAACAGCGAGGCCAGCAGGTCGGTTGTAGCCACATCGCGGCCGGTGTACTTGATCCGGTCCACAATGACAGGGTGTTGTTTCAGCGAAGCAAACACGGCCGCGCCCATGACAAGAGCCGTAGGACGCTTGCCGATTTGCGACCGGATAGCTTCCTTGGCGTCTTCAACAACCTTTACGGGATTGCTGGTTCCTGTGAAGTCGCTGAATTGCGAAGTACCGGACAGCGTGATTCGGTTGCTTGTTGGATAATTGGCAAGCGTAGTAGCCAGGTCTGCCTGTTGGATTTCCAGGCGCAGCGCGATAATATCCATTGCGTTGTTTATGGCAACGGTTGCGCCGTCAATCGTGAATCCTTTGGAAGGATCGAGTTGCTCCTCGCGAATCTCTTTGGGCAGAGTGCCTTCAATAGAGTAGTCATTGAGGGCGTAGTCCAGCCCGCTGTAGCCAAACTGCACGCGCGGGGTCCTGCTGCCAGGATTGCGCTGCATGTTCGCATACTGCATGAACTGTTCTTTGCTGAAGCTGATCACTTTGCCGGCACGAGCTCCCACGCTAACGCGAGGAAACAGGTTCATGCCGACCAGCTCCGAGTTTTGGTAACCCTGGGCGATTGTGGTATTGACGGGACTGATCCCGCCGCGGGCTTGCGTGAAAGTTTGGGCAGGCATTGGAAGAATCTCCGTCAGTTAGGAATAAGCAGCACTTCGACTAGGTCACCAGCTGCAGAGGCAGCGGTGATGGCCCGTGCCACGGTTGCCCCAGAACTCCGGGTAACAAGTCGGGCAGTGGAGTCGAACTCCAAGGCAGTGCCGATTGCAAAGGCGGCGCCGGCTTCGGCCTGGGCAGTGCCCAGCACGTCGCCGGTTACCATGTCGCCGATCGCGGCGGCGGTTCGGGCGATCACGCCGTTAGCTGCGGCGGCAGGCACAGCGCCAGCCAGCGTCACGCCTCGATATTGCGCGATGGCAGCGGTCGCCTTGATGGGGAGCGAAAGCTCCGTGTAATTGCCGACGGCCATAATCAATTGCCTCCGTTGGTGGTGATGGCGCGGATTGCGCTTTGGTAACTGGTGCCGGGGTTGGCGGCCTGATAGGCAAGTGCCCTGGCGTGGATCGCCTGCTCATCGGCCTCAGGGCCAAGGACGCCAGAGAAGGCAAACGAGTCGACTGGCCTTGATTCCAGGCCAGCGTCGGGCGCAGGGGCAAAGGCCACGGCAGGAGCGGCATCGGCCTGGCGAGCAGCGGCCTGAGTGACCCGCGCCGCTTTTTCGGCTGCGAGCACGGCCACAGCAGCCTCGGGGCCGGTTGTATGGCCATCGCCGGCCAGCTGCTCAATCAGAGATTCGTGCCCAGGCATGGCCTGAGCACGAACGTCAGCGATGCGCTGGCGCTCGGCTTCAGCGCCTTCGGCGCGCAGCGCTGCCGCTGCTTCGGGATTGGCGACCGACCATTCGGCGGCGGCCTCGGTGGGGGATTGGATGGAATCCATAAAGGATCTTGCGGAGGTCGGGGCGCGCCTTGCAATCGAGGCGCCAGGGGAAAGCTGAGAAATCAACTGATCTAGGCTAATGATCTGATCGGCCAACCCTGCGTCGATGGCCTGCTGGCCGATGAACATGCGCCCATCTGCCATGTCAGACAGCACCTGCTCGACCGATGCGCCTCGATTGACGGCGACATCAGCGACGAACAATGAGTACAGATAGTCAACTTGATCCTGTATTACTTGCTGGCCTGTTTCGGTCAAAGGCCCGTATTGCGAAGCGGCGCGCTTGAACCTGCCGGCCACTATCTCGGTCGTCTTGAGCCCCATGGCGGCCTCGCGCTGGCTCACATCGACATGAGTTGCAACTACGCCGATTGATCCCACCTGGGCGGTTCCAGAATCCAGCGCCACCAAGTCGACGGCGCTGCCAATCCACACGCCAGCGCTGGCCATCATGCCCTGCACCAGCGTTGCAATTGGCTTTACTCCTCGCACGGCGCTGACTGCTGCGGCGGCCGATTGCGTACCAGCAACGGTGCCGCCCGGCGTGTCGGCAAGGATGATGATGGATTGCACCGATGGGTCAGCCGCTGCGGTGCGCACATCGCGCGCAAACAGCTCCGTCGAGGTGCCGCCGCTCATGTTGCTCATGAGGTTCATGCGCTGCCCTAGCACGCCGCGCAACGGGATCAGGGCCGCGCCGTCGCGCACCTCGTAGCCCTGCTGGTCACTGGTCAGTGGCCTGCCAATCCGAGCTTCGATTGCAGCAATGTCCGGTTTTTCGTCGCGCACCCAGGCGGCATAGATCGACTGGATCTCCTCCAGTCGATCGGGCAGGATTGCCCAAGGTGAGTTGACAACATCAAGAACGGTCATGGATTCAGGTTAGCCATGGGCGCCGCTGGTTCAGGCTCGGGCTCAACGGCTTGGACATTTGCTGAAGACGGCAATTGAATGGCGCCGGTCGTGTCCACTGGCAGTGCTGTGATCTGCCCGCTTGGCGCCACGTTGGCCGGCGGTTGCAGGCCATCGCGCACGCGATCGGCCACCTCCCGAGCGGATTGCCGATGCTTTTGTTCCCAGTCGCCACCATCGTAAGCAACAACCTCCTCCGCCCTGGTGGTCAGACCAACCTGGATGCGTTTTTCTGCCGCCTCCGCTTCTTTCATCGGATCAAGCGCACCAGG